TGGCCACCATGTTGTTCCACTTCTCGGTTTCCTTGGTCTCCTCGACCAGGATGATCCCCGCGGCTGTTGCTTTCTTCTTGGTGCGGCGCAGTTGCACAAGGATGCGTCCGCCAAGAGGTTTTGCACCGGGGTCGACACTCGGGAAAGCCCAAGCAATATCAGCGTCGGTAAACGCTTCCGGCTCATTCATCTTCATCTTCTTCCTTCAGAAGGTTGTTCAATATCTGCAGCGCCTCTTCCAGGCCTGCATAAATACCGACCATCCGTTGATAGGTCTCCCAGTTCGCGGCATTTCCCGCCGCGATAGACAGGCGTATCTCAGCCTTCCGAGCCTCTATCGCATGGATGTAGTCAGCGACATATCTCATTTCTTCTTCGCTTGGCTCAGTGCGCCTCCTTTCTGTGCGGGTGCCTTGTTAGCGGGCTGACCCTGGCTCTTGAGGGAAGTCCCATCAAGTTTCTCGCCGGCGGCGATACGCTTGTGCATGGGAACGGCTTCGTTGTGGTACGGATTGGTAGCCATCAGAATGCTCCTAAGTTTCTCTGTGCCTCGTTCTGGAGGCGGATTGCAGTGTCGAACTGCTCGGTTTGCAACTCCTGATCCTTCTGGGTCAGGCGTGCGGTTTCAATACGCTCCTTGGTCAGGTTGTCCGCAGCGTTGAGCGCCACATCCAACTGATCCCGGCGATCCTTCTGTGCTGCATCCAACTGCAGTTTCTGAGCGTTAAGTTGGAGTTCGCCCTGATCTCTCTGGGCTCGGCGCTGCGTCTCAGCCATGGAGGTCTCCATGAGCACCTGAGCCTCGGGCGGCAACTGGGGCTTGGGAGTCAGTTCCTGCATGGCCTGCAGCAGTTGCTGAATCTTGGGCACAACCTGACCGAAAGCCTTCTCCGTGTCCATGAAGACATGCTGAGAAGCCAAAGCAAAGAGTTTGTCCAACTCTCCGGTATATCGGCGGTTCTCGTACTCTTCCTCGGTCACCAACTCGCCGCCGCGGGCCTTGGCCACATAGCCGTTCATGCGGTTGAGATACCACATCACCATGTGCTGCTTGATGTGCTCCAGAGACCTCGGCAGGTAGAACGAGGCCATGATCGGGTTGCCGCCGAAGGCAGGATTCAGGGCGAAGTCCAAATGCGACTGGATGTGCGCCAGATGATCCTGTTGTAGGTATGCGTAGGCATTCTGTCCCAGAGCCATGGCCACATTTTCGTCAGCAGAGGTGCGCTCTTCCGGCGCCGGCGTGTTCTTCAGGATCTCGTTGATGCCGGGAATCTTCAACTGCTTGAGGAAGCGCTCCTCTACAGCCCGGACATCGTAGAGTTCCGGGTGAGCATCAGCCCGAGCCATGACGGCCTGAATCTGGGCCATCCGCTGCGTCTCGGAGAAGATGTGCGGGTCAGAAACAGGGACGACATCCGTGTTGCGTTGGAAGTCTTCCTTGCTGATTTCCAGGTCGGCGACCACCTCACCCTTGCGCTGATCGTCCAGATACCACCGGTTGATCCGCCCCAGAACCTTCAGCACCCGGCTCTGAGCATCATGCAGACGGGCATGGATGGCCGAGAAGACAGCAGCGCCCTGCTCGATCAACGCCTGAGTCGTGCCCACCGGGGCCTGGGCGTTGACATCCGCGATCTTCTCCTCTGCGGTCGTCACAACGCCCTTGGCGGCCTTGTCGAGCCATCCCAGGAGTTCGAGGAGCACCGGCGAAGGAGGATTGAACGGCATCGGCATGGCAATCTTCTTGATGTCGTCAATGCCGGGGGCCGCTTCGATCTCGATCACCTGAGTGACATCAGGCTGCACGCTCTGGCCTGAGACCTTGGCTCCCTTCAACTTCAGCATCGTGGCCGAGTTGTTGATGTGGGCGGTGTCCAGGAGAGCCCGCAGAGCACCCGTCAGGGCAGCCGACAGACCGCCGATCAGGTGGGGAAGGCCGATAGCGTAGGCACCGCGCCAGGGGATGAACTTGTACTCGATGATCCAGTCCAGTTTGGTCATCGTCTCATCGCCATCCTCCCAGTTACGGTACAGACCAACGACCTCGCTTTCGAGTTCGTCAATCATCAGGATGTACGGAGCCAACTCGCCCTTGCTGAACTTGTCCTCTTCGATCTCAAGCCATGTGTAGACATGGAAGACATTGCGCAGGCCGTCTTCGTTGTCGTTCCACTTGCGGCCTTCGATCTTGTCGTTGGCCTTCTGAGACTTCGACTCCTCCGGCTCCATCGTGGCCCGGATCAGGTTGATGTCGCGGTACATCCCAGAACGGATGCGGCGCTTGAACTCCATCTCCGTGATCTCGTGGATCTCGGTAGCCCGTTGGGCGGTGTAGAAGTTCGTGGCGGCAAACGGCACCAGAACCCGGTCGATAGGCAAGAACTCAGCGCAGGGCCGCTTCTTGTCTTCGTCGTACCAGAGTTTCATGTACTGCGACCCGCCCAGAGGCAGTTGGGTCAGCAGTTGCTCCTGCTCGTCGCGGAACTCTTCGATCTGCTCCGTCAACTGCCAGTTCATGTAGTCGCGCTTGCGCTCGGCCCGCTGAGTCTTCTCCTCGTCGACCTCACCCATGATCTTGGTGCGGACGGGCCCATCAGGCGGGAAGAGTTCCTTGATGGCTCGGGAAGCGAAGTCAACGCAAGCCTCGGCCATGACCGGGTGGACAACCTTGGAAGCGCCCATGAACTGAGCCCCGCCAGGAGCATCCTTGCCCATGCCGGTGCGCTTGAGGCCTTCCTCGTACTGCTTGTCACGCTCGGAGCGGGCTTCCTTGTCGCCGTCGATCAACTTCGTGAACCGCATGGCCATCGTGCTCAGGTCGAGCGGGTCGATAACCTCTGCCAAGTTCTCATAGAAGTCGGGCGACTCGTCCGGGCCGTTGGTGTCCATCCTGACGATGGCTGACCCGTCCGGGAGTTCTTCGATCTCAGCGTCCTCGGGAGGAAGTTCAACCTCCATGCCTTCTTCTTCAGGCATACCCGCTACGCCTTCAATGAAGCGGTTGTAGTCGGGCTCAATAGGGAATTCGGTTGCCATGGTTTACTTTCTCTTCTGGACAGCCAGTCGCATGGTGTCGAGGTTGTCGGTGATCTTGACCTTGGCAGGCTTCTTCACCGCTCCGCCCTTCTTCTTGCCGGTCAGTTTGCGGATCTGCTCTTCGTAGGCTTTGAGTTCGTCGATCATCTGCTGATCAATCACCTGACGAGGGCCAACCATCCCCAGGCTGCCGAACTCGTGCGGGGCCTGACGCGGATTCTCGCGGATTGACTTCACGGTATCGGGGAACATCAACTCATACGGCACCGGATACTTGCTCATCCCCATGAACTTGCCGGGGATGTCCATCTCATAGGTCGGGTGCGCAGAATGAGTCAGTTCACGACCAGGACGCATCTCACCGATCGACATACCCGTCACCCCGCGCTCCAGATCACGCAGGAGCGGTTCAGTGATGGCAAAGCGGATGTCTTGGCCATTAGGCAGGTTGAACTTGTCCGTGACCGTGCTCATCTGCATCAGAGCGTTGAAGTGCTTGCGCAACTCCGGATCGAACGCCATGTGCAGATATGCGCCTTCCTTGTCCTCGATGCCGGGGAATGAAGGACGGGGCCCGGAGTTGGGGCTGCCCTTGCGGACGAGGTTGTTGAACTGCTCCACCTGACGCTTGGTCATCCTCGACAGGTCGATGGCCTGCAGGTTGGCGTCAGCAAAGTGTTGGGCGTAGTTCAGACCTTCCGGGCCCATCATGATGTACTTGCCCAGAACATCCGTGCCGTACTGCTTGCTGACCTCCTCAGCGAGGTTCTGAACCTTCTGCGCTGCGCCCTTGCCAGACGCCCAGAAGACATCATCTTCTTGGCCCATGCCGTACAGGGGCCCGCCGTGCTGAGGAGCAGGGGACTCTAGGCGGACATCACCAACCGACTCCAGTTCCCGGCCAGTGATGGACGGGTCGCCCAGGATACCGATCATGGCCTTGCCCTTGAGCGCCTCAATGTCCACAGGCGTCGGTGTCCGCTGCTCTCCGCGCAACTGAACGGGGAGTTCCTTCTCGCGCTCGAACTGTTTTTTGGTCTTGCCGGCCACAGTAATAGCGGACTCGGGAGACTTGCGGACATACTCGCCCGTTAGTTGAGGGGCCATGCGTTGAGCGATAGCCTCAATCTCAGCCTTGGTCTTGGGCTCTGCACGCGGGAGTTTCGGAGGTACAGCCTTTTCAGCCGCCTTGGCCGCAGCCTTGGCAGCCTTGCCTGCAGCGACAAGACCACCACCGGCCAACTCCAACGCCATCGTGTCAGGGTTGTCGGTGATGTGGACGGAGCCGCCCTTCTTCATGCCAAGTTGTTCTGCCAAAAAGTCGCTCTCGTACTTGCCGTATTCCTGCTCAGTCAGGTATCTCGGCGTTTCAATGTTCTTCGATCGCATCCACTCTTTGAGTTTTGGTGTGCGGTCAATATCGCGCAGACCGGTATTTTGGAAGTCACCAACCCGCGACCAGTTACCGCCGCGGACGAAGTCTTGGACGAAGGGAAGATACTCTTCCTTCGGGGCGCGGTTGGCCTTGCCTTTGATCTGGATGATTTCTGCCGGCCTTCTCGCGGCTACGGCATCAAGCGCCTCTTTGTAAGCCTTGTCATATTCGGCGTCCGTGAGCGCCGGAATATCACTGATTTTGCTCCGCATCTCAGCCAAGACATCATCATGTCTAGGCGAAACTGTAGAAGGGCTCACCTCAATCGTGACATGAGGCTCGCCTTTCTTGTCGCGCAGGGTGTAAATCTTGGTGTTGCCCGACAGCACATCGTCGCAGTAGCCGCCGACGCAATGGCCCATGACATCGCCTTCGTACTTGAGGGCGTCAGCAAGAGCCTTCTTTCCAACGACTTTGCGGGCTTGGCCCTCATCGTCAACGTAGGACACAACGTTGCCCTGAGCATCCGCCAAATACGGCGATCCGTTGGCGGACTGAATTGAATACCCAGGCGGCAGTTCTGTCGTCTCAGGAGCCTTGATCTCCTTCCACGCCAAGCCCATCTTGTTGGGCTCAGTGGTGCCTGGAACCGTCTCGTAGGTCTTGAAGTCAACCGTCGCAGGGTTGCGGGCCAGGACTTCGTTCGCCTCAGCCTTCTTCGCTGCGCGGTACTCGTTGATGTCGTGGACGCGCTTGACGGCCTGCTCCATCGTCACCTTCTCCAGATCCTCGGGCTTCCACCGCAGACGGGCAGGAAGGTCGGACGCGGCGTCGATGGAGTTCTTGAGTTCGTCGATCAGGTGGTTGAGACCAAGCCTAGACGGTGGCATTGAGCCAGTTGCATAGATGTCTGTTTCAGGGTCAACCTTCTCAAGCCATGGGTTTCTTTCTTTTAGACGGACATCTCCAAAGTCTTGAAAGTCACGAGCCTTGTCAGGAATGATCATCGTGTCTGCAAGATCTTCCCAAGCCTGTGCCAGTAGACTTTGACCCATCTGTCCAAATGGCCCTAATGCTCGACGGTTTGCCGCATCTCCTCGGGTGCGTGCATTGGATTGCGGTTCAAAATGCAGAATTCCCTGCTCTGCCAGTTTTCGGATGGGATCTTCCGGCGTTCCCATCTCGTTCTTGATGTAACGAGTAAGTTTCTTGTCGATCCACCGATCCAAGGCTTCATTCTTTGGAATGGCCTCAAGGCCCGCCAAGATGCGGGAAGGGTCTTGACCGAGTTCTCTTTGATTCTGAGCGTGCTGAAGAATCCATTCGCGGTCGGACTCTTTAGGGCCGCGAGACTTCAAAGGATCAGTCAGTTCCTCAACATCACCATATAACCAGTTGCCACCCTTCATCTTGATGGCCCCGCGCTGAGACTCAAACCGAGATGCGGGCGTCAGGGCTTCTGACAGGATGTCTCCGGCAACACGGGGAGCGGCCATGGCGGCCCTTCCTGCAGCCTTGGTGGCGGCAACGGTAGCCTTCCCGCTTCCGGGCATCCCGATGAAGTTCACAGGGTCTAGAAGGACATTCGTGGCCGTGGCTGCAGCAGGAGATCCCGTGTACTGCAGCGCCTTCTCGCCCAGATACTCAGCAGGAGCGCCGAGCATCTCTAGTGCGCCTGCCGTGTTCTGCAGATATCGCTGACCAGTCTCAGTGCGGGGAAGGTAGGTCAGGGCGCTCTGTACATCCTCGACCTTCTGGGCGGCTCTGTTGACATCAGGAGCCCGACCGCGGGTGGGAATCAGTTGGGTAAGCCCCGCAAGACCTGCAGGCACGCTTGCAGCCAGTCCGGTGCCGAAAGTAGCGGCGGCCTCAGCCAAGCCAGTCAGGCGGCGCAGGCGGTTTGGGTCGATGACCTTTGCAATGCGCTTGGCAGGCGCGGGGGTTTCTGCGGGTTCTGACCCCTGCATGAGATCAGCGAGTTGACGCCCGAAGTCCATAGCCAATCCTTACTGGGCTGCGATTGACGGATTATGCCCACCGGACTTTTGCGAGTCCATGCGGGATTGAATCCAATTTGCCAGGAGCGCCTGAACCCTCCAGGCATCTATTTCCACCCCAGGCTTGGCCAGTATCTCGAAGCGGTTCTCGCACTGGGTTACCTTCACCGTGAACTCGTAGGCAGGCAACTCGTGGGGAATGCGCTCGACCTGTACATCAGACCGCATACGGATTCTCCTTCTTCCGGACACCGGCGTCGATGTAGTCGTCCTCGTCGATCTCGTCCGGCGGGGGATCAATGTTCAGGAAGCCCGCATCCCGCAGATACCGCAGGGCCTGACTCAGGGCGTCACAGAAGTCATCGTGGTCGGTGTTGGGGAACGAGCAGATCTGGCTGACCATCCCCTCCGCCCAGTCCCGGACATAGCCCTTGCGGTTGGTGGACTCAGGGATCCAGACCCGTCCTGCCTTGATGATGTTGGCCACGATGGACAGGCGCTGCACCTTGTCCGCCCTGCCGGGGTTATAGGCCCGCACAGGGATGTGGGCCCGCTGCAGGTCTTGGATCAGAGAGATGCCCGCGGCCTTGTCTTCCACCAGGACGAGGTCTACCCGCTTCTTGTCCTTGCCCTCGCCGAAGACGGTCTCGTACTCGTCGATGACCTTGGGCCGGAGATCCGGGTACTGCAGCCGATCCTGCCAACAGTCGATCACCAGGACGGACATGGGCCCGTCTGTGGGGCGGAAGACGCCGAAGGTGATGGCCGCTGTCGGGTCGTTAACCTGCTTCTCCGTGAAGGCGCAGTCGTAGGACTGGACGACGAACTCCAACTTGGGGATGGGCTTCTGAGCCGGCCACAGGCGGAACCAGTCCCGGCTGACGATGCCGCCCTCCTCAGGGTCGATGATCTCAGCGTAGATCTCCTGGCGTCCGAGTTTCGTCCCCTCGTACTGGAGGATCTGGCGTTGGAAGGATGGCGCGAGGTTGTCCAGGTTGGAGTAAGTGCTCGCTGTCGTCAGGTGGACATCATCCCCTTCCCGGCCTATGAGGTCGACGATCAAGTCCTTGGGCTTGGGAGTGGTCGTGGCCAAGATGCGGGTTCTCTTGCCCAGACGGACGGAGAACTGGATCTGATCCCAAGCATCCTGCAGGTAGTCCCAGGCTGCCAACTCGTCGCACCATGCCCCGTGCCACTGGCCACCGCGGAAGCGCTCAGGCTCGGACGCAGGGATGCCCTTAATAAGTGAGCCGTTGGTGAGTTTGATCTCGTGGTACGCCCGGTTGTAGTCAGCCACCAGGATCTCGGGGATCACGGCGATCAAGCCAGAATCCCCCTCGAAGCAGGTAGCCCGCACATCCGCGCTCGTCGGGGCTGCTACAAGCCACCGGGTGCCGGGAGACTCCCAGGCCCACCAACCGATCTGCTCTGCAGCAGTGCGGGTCTTGCCTGCTCCACGGCCTGCCAGAAGGAGCCAGATCGTCCACCAGTCCCCAGGAGGCAGGATCTGGTGGTCGTGAGCCTGGGAGAGCCACTTAGCCCTCCAGGCGAAGGCAGCCTGCCGGTCAGCAGGTAGCAGGGTGAACTTCCGCCGGACATCCTCATCCTTGAGGGTCTCGATCAGCGGGTCAGCCATGCGACTTCGTCTGCCGCTTGGCCTCTAGGTTCTGGATCAGGGCGTCGAAGATGGTGACATCCGCCTCCACCTTCAGCGGGTTCTCCGCGTCCCCG